GTTAAAAACACCCCCCTAAGCCGGCCCCGGCGCTGGGGCCCCATTTAGATTCCCCTCCCCACCCCCCGGGCCCCCGCCGATAGCAGGGTGGGCGTGAAGAGCATCGGCATCACTGCCGTCGGTCAGAGTTTCTAGTTCCTGCCTCAGCAGCAGCTTGCCCGATATCAAACCACTCATGCCGTAATCTCAACACCAGGCATATTGAACGACACGTTGTTGTCCTCCGAATAGACCCTTACCACGTCAGTAGCAGCCAAGGAAATTCCAGCGAAGGTGATGGTGTCATTGGCCGGAACCGACATGTCATAAGCAATGTAATGGTCATCGGCTATCGCCGCACCACCAATCGAAAGGGCCACCCGATAAGTCTTGGCAGTGGCAGCACGATTGGCAACAAACAATGTTCCCACTGCCTCAGTCGAACCCGGAACGGTGTACAGGATGGTGAGGACCGCGCCGGGATTGTCCTGACCCAATATCTTGTAGACATTAGCCATTAGATGCTATGCACCCAAAACGTCAAGATTCCAAGTCACCTCTAGGGAGTCACCGGCCTGCTTGTCGATGGTGGCTGCGAAGATAAACTTGGCAACCGTGTTGGCGGCCACCCCAGCCACGTTGGTGAGCGGAGTCTCATCAGTCAAGGCAACCTCTGCGATGGCTGCGTTGGTGATGTCACCAGCGATCCAAGTACAGATATGGGCTTGTCTCCAACCCACGCCGCCACCCAAGTCTGAACCAACAGCGACAGCGTCAAGGGCTTCTTGCGAGGTTGTGATGTAGGTGACAATGAATGAACCGGCACCCGACTTGGATGCAGCTGTGGTGCCGGTCCCGAGACGCATCCCGGTAATGATGTCCTGTGAGTCAAGAGCAATCCGTTCACCGATGTGTTCGTCACCGTGATCGGTGACAAGGTTTTCACCTTGCTCGAAGTACTTCAGGTGTCCGTCTGGCCCGATCAACCGAACTTGCACCATTCCTCGAACCCGAAGCTTCTCTCGCTTGGGTATCAAAAGTGTTGGACGATGGATCATGACGCTCCCTTCGAGGTCTTCTTACCCAACTTGGCTGTCACTGAATCACTCACGCCTGCTGGTTCGGTGATTCCTTCATCATCCTCCTTAGGAGGAGGTGCGTCTTGGGCTGCTTTGGGTCGTCGGTTTTTGGAAGCTTCCGCTCCACAAATCCCGCACGCCTTCCACTGAATGGGATCTTCGCCAGGCTTGGTGTATCCGGCCACTACTGTGCCGAATACATGCTTGTGCTTTTCGGACATTCAAGTTCTCCTTTGCTCACGACGTTGCCGTAGACATTGATTCTTGGTGGGTGACCGGACCTACCAGCTGAACTCATCTTGTCAAGAATCTGGCTGCTTGCGTTGGGGTCCACTCAAACACTCCGTTAGTGACTTCTGTCATGCCTAACTTTTGATAGAACCTTCTGGCCTTCGGTATTCCATGAAGCTGAACCGTGAGGCTGTTTGCGACAGCCTTCTTGGCTGCTATCTCCATTAGAGTTGTGCCCACTCCTGAAATTTCTCCTGAGGTCGCTATGTTGGTTAACTCCAAGATTTCTTCAAAAGTCAATTCGGACATGTCACGAATATGCATAACTCCTACAAGCTTGTCTCGTTCGGCTCTGGCAAGAATCAATTCTCCAGAATTCTCGAATATGGCTTGATCAGCTATTCCCTTTGCATCTTCACTCCAGTTCGCAAACTCCTTCCGTAAGTCCGCTATGAAAGCTTCAGAAAGAACGTCACGCTCCAAAAATTCAAATACAGGTTGTTCCACAGTTTTGGTGGGTGCCCGACCAGGAGGCCAAACATTTCGCGGTGGGCCAACACCCCACGTTGTCTGTTCAGGAGGAAACTCATCCTTAGTTATGTACGCCACCAGACATCGGCAGCCATGGTGCATCGGTGGGTCATACGGTTCGATCGTCGTATCGAACACCCGCATGTCAGCCCACGAACACCAGTCACAAGTCTTCGAGTCAAGCAGTGCAGACCACTGTGCGAATCGACTCAGGTTGGTTAAGCGTGCTCCCGCGAGCGCGCGCCCTTGCGAGTAGCTTTCGAACAACGCCAAGTCGGTGGAGTTATCGATGTAGCCGGGCACTACGGAGCCTCCGGCGGAACCCATCCTGCGAAATCTGCAAATGCCTTCTTGGTCAGGTAGCGAAGTTGCGCTCGGTTGATGTTCCCGAACACAGCTTGGGACCATACACGCTTCAGTTCTGACTCTAACTTGTTGACATGTTCGTCATAGAGCGCATCCGCTCGCGCCCGCACGCGAGTCAAATCGGCAGTTTTCATCCGTGGAGTTGTGTTGCCATTCTCTTCGGCAACGTCAGCCACCCCACTCTTGGTAGCGGCAGTAAGTCGTTTACGGAGAATGGCTCGGTATCGAGCCTTACGAGTCAACGAAAACTTCGACACAACTATACGAAGTTTCTTCTGAACCAAGTTGGTTTCCATCCAACGCAGGGCATCACGTTCCATCAGCATCAACAGTTCCCGAAGCGACCCAAGCATGGAAGCTTGCCGAGCCAACTGACTGCGTTCAATCCGCTCGAAGTTGGCCTTCTCTTCCCACACCGTGGACGGTGCTCGGCGAAGCGTCAAGCTGCAAACCGTTCTATGGCAAACACGAGCAGTGCTGCCACAAACACCACTGCCTGGGTGATCACCAATCTGGTAGCCCAAGTCAAGGTGGCGTTCAGCTCTTTCAAATCCTTTTCGAACTCAGCCCGTTGCACTTCGTACACATCGCCTCTCACGAAGATGTCTTCCAACTGTTTTTGTGACCACTCTTTCATTCATCTCCTCCACTTACGACCACTTTCGGTTCCTCAGGTTCACGAGCTTCTTCGAAGTCCTCCTCGGTGACTGGTGGGTAGTTCAACATATCCCGGACACGGTTCTCCAAGTCAAGGTCAGAAGTCAACACACCCTTATCAGCAAGCTGAGCGACGTGGTCCAAAATCTTGTCAACCGATATGTGCCCTACCCTGTCGAATCGAAGCCGTGGGTAGGCTGGAAGATTGTCGTAGTTCATGTCAAGCAGTTGTGGAATGGCTTGATTCCAAACTGAGGCCACCGTTCGAGCGACTTCGTTCAAAGCATGGTTGAAGAAGCCGCTTTGATCCGAGCTAAGTGCGAACGAACCCTTGCCATCCTGAGGCAGCTGCATGAACCCAGCCAGAACGCTCTTGGCAAGTTGGCTGTCGTGGTGTTCGATGGCGTCTCTTGGATTCAGTACCGAAGCCGACCCCATGTCCATGAAACCCACATCCCAGTCATCTTCGAAAGTGAAGTAGCTCTGCTCGTGGGCCTGAATGTTCTGGAGCATCTCCTCGGCTTTGTCCTTCTCAGGATCAAGAGTTCCGGCAGGGTACTTGGCGTAGGGAACCCCAGCTCCCTGACGCTCGATCGCGATGGCTTGGACTGCGTAGAAACCGTCCTTGTACTTCCAGTGCTTGTAGGCCGGACGTAGCGACGACACTCCCAGCGGATTACCGGCCTCGGGCTGATTGGTGAACACCAACATCTTGTCAATTGGGATTACCACGTCCGTCGGGTCGTCGGATTCCATAACTTGCTGCCGGACATTCACCAGGTCGCCATGCCGGTCGACGTTCCACTCAGTAATGGTTCGAGGGTGGCGTGGCGCCATCTTCCGCCAAGCAACGGCACCATCCCAACGTCCTCGGGTTAGCTCCTGGAACACCTTCTCGAAAGTGTAATGACCATACGCCAGGAACAGCATGGCCTCACGAAGCATCGAAGGCCAGTCTCGGGTCATCGCCTCACCACTGAACAAGTTGTAGCGGATGAACTCCGCAGCCTCTTCGACGATGTCGTCGGGCTTGGAGCCGTCGAGGTTCTTGGCGTCGATGTGAATTTCGGTGGCCAGGATAGGCAAGGTGATCGCCAACAGAATCGAAGCCACCGTGCCGTCACCCTTGCGCATCTTGTCAACGGTGGTGTACAAATCCGGTGGTGCCCAAGCAGTGTTGTGCTCTTCGGTGATTATCCCACCGAACACCTTCAGTCCGGTGGATCCAATCTCAGGTCCGGGTCGGGCAGTACGAAGGGTTTCACTCTCCAAGGATTTGACTCGGGCCTCACTGTCGACAGCCCGTCGATCAAGCTCGGTAATTGCCAAGCTTCGTATATCGACAACATTGGTAGTCATGATGCCCCTAGAGGTTGCCGTTACTCAGGTGGGTACTAACAGAACCTTCGCACAGGATGGCTCGGCCTTCGGTACCTTCACGGTGGATTACTGCGGCCACCTCAATCTCCATGAAGTCCTTCATGTGGCCACGTGCTCGGGCAGCGCACTTCGAACAGCGAGGAATATGCTCGGGTGGTTCGTAGCCTCGCACTCGCGGGCGCTTGCGCGGGCGATGGGGATAGCAGAACTCAGTCTTGTTGTAAATCGACAGCCTGGTAACGCAATCTACCCGGTCACACACCCTGTCAGATGGATATGTCTTCGGTCGACTCCGGTTGGTCGTCATCGGCTGAACTACTACGCCTGGAATTGGCATAGTCGGGTAGCTTAGAGGCTGTGCCGTCAACTACGCTGATCATCCATCGGTCTCCGGCTAGCACTAGATCGAACACCTGGCTTTCTGACTCAAAGCGAACATGGTCTACGAACCGACCTTCGAACACCTCGGTGAACCTCTTCTGAACGACCCGAACCGTGCTGGTTTGGTTTAGCCCCATATCAACCTCCCAATTACAATACCCTCGATCATTCCCAGCACAAACCCTATCATCAGGAACAATCGGGCCGTCCTCTTTTCTGCATGTGTCATTCTGATGAGGTGTCTCCTGTGAGGCCAAACGCCAACGTCACAGCTACCTCGTGGCCTTGTAGAGCTTCTGCCTCAGTCGTATACCGCCACTGTTTCTCGTCGTGTTCACCGCCGAAGATCATGGTCTCGAAGATGAGCGGAGGTCCGTCGCCGTATTGATGGTTGAGTCCGAGGAAGACGGTTGACACTACGATGTCGTCCTGTTCTTGTCGGGCGACTCGTTTCATCTTGTCCCAATCGAAATCAGATTGCTTCCATTCTTCCATCTGTTGTTCGTGGGTAATCGGCTCACCACGTCGGTTGTAGTAAATGTGGTGCAGGTCGCTCATTCGATGTCTCCCTTCGGTGGATCGTAGTGGTAGCCAGGCACACCCATGGTATCGTCGGGTGTGTAGGTTCCCTCGTCCTGCCACAAAGGGTAAACCACTTTGGGTTCCTTGCCTTCCCAGGAATCTGCGGTAAACCTAACGATGTAGATTCGCAGCCGGTCTGCCATGTCTGGGATTCTCACAGCTCATCCAATACATCTATCTTGGCCTGGTCCAGGATTCGTGCCACTCTGGTTATGACATGGTCAAGTGGAGGAGCAACCTTGTGGGTGTGGGCATCTATCCACCAGCGCATCTCCCACAAAGCCTTGATCGGAACCATATGGGCCGCATACCAATCATGTCGGTCGTTTATGACCAAGGCGTTCTCCGCCATCAGCTGCCCGTCGACTGTCTTGGTGAACAGTTCGGCATTGATCCCGAAGTCGGTGAACAACCCACCTACTTTGCCCGAGTCCGCCAGGGTCAGTTCGGCGTACCACTGTTCGACATCTTCCTTGGTCACGTCTGAACGACCTCGGCCCATCATGTCCTGAAGGTAGAGGTGGGTGATCCCTGGACCTGCGTGCAACTTCACATCCGTAATCGCGCGAGCGAAGCTACTTTCTTCTGCATTACTCAACTCAACCCCACTCCAAATCGCAGGCGACCACACTACCGGGATGCCAGAACCCCTGCTGTGTGCGTCTCGGCAACTCTGAAGTAAGTATGCGGTGTAGGCAGAACGAATATGCCACTCATCAAACATATTCAGAACCCCTTCGTAGTCGATGTAGAAGCCGTCTGGGGTGCCATATACATTCAGCCAGCGATCCCACAGGTTGCGTTGCTCTCGCAAGTTCACCCATCGGTGTTCCTCATTCAACATCCCCTCTCGGTAGCCTGAACCTATGCCTCCCCATGGCACGTAGTGGGACCCGACGTAAACGTGGGCAAACGCAGCCTTCCTTCCTCCCGGCAAGTAGGGCTGGATGGTGCTGGTGTTGAAACTAAGCTGGGAGTCTCCAATCTCATTAAGGATCACTCCCATTTCGTTTCGGTGGTGGTCGTAAACGTGTTGGAGGTCGGTAGCTAACTGCTCTGGCTTGTAGCTTCGTACTTGGATGAATATTGACTTAGCCATGAGGGACGAACACCTCCCTCTTGGTCAGAAGGCCAATCTCAATGGGGTCGCAAACATGAAAAGTCAGTAGTGCTCCTGCTGCATGGCACCAGTTTTTGTCCTCCACCATCAGGGCCTTGTGCTTGGTACAAATCTGAACCATCTTCACCCGAGCTTTTTCACCAGTTTCGGGATTGGTCCATTCAGTCGTGTCTGTCATAACCTTCCTTCCTTTTGTCCCATCTGCTGCTTCTGCCAGTACTTCTTCGATCGCTTGTTGGCATCTGACATGGACCAGGTATTTCCTTTACCACGCCGAGAAGCTGTCTTAGGTGCCTTGCCTTGCATGTTCAATCGACGCTGACGCTCATAAGCATCCGCCATCTTCCTGTAAATGCCAATTACCGGGTCATTAGGATCAATTCCCAATGCGTGGATTTTGTTTACCCGACGTGCCATCTTCTGACGTGCGCTTCGCCGACGTTCATTGGATCCTCTACCCTTAGGCATAACCTTCCTTCCTGTAAGTGAACAGCCGACCCTACATGGCTTATGTTCCGGGTACCCGATTTTCCAAGCCCACCTCCCTTCCAAACCTCGGGTCGGCTGCTCACATCTGAACAGCTTAGTGACCAGGCACCTGTTCTAGCGCACTCGATCGATCGTTTTGCCGTTCTCCCCGAGAATGAATATGTTGCGAGTGGTGATGACCGCTGTCAATCCGGTCTCAGGGTCAATCCACCAAACGTACCGAAAAGTGAACAGGTTCTTGTTCTTCTCGTACGTTGTCTGAAGCGGATGCAGCTCTAGCAGGTGCATGAACTCAATGTGGGCGTTGAGCGCCTTGTTGAAGTCGATGGTACCTGGATTGAGCAGCGTTGAGCCATCTGTGTCCCATACAGCGTCCTCCCCAATCTCTTCAGCTACGTAGTCGAAGTGAATTGGCGGAAACACCTTGCAAAGAAAATCGCCGTGCATCCCGTTGGGACCATCACCGGCTGTAACCTTGATGTACATGTCTGTCTACCTTTCTGTCTCCCAAACCTTGGTGGCTTGGTCTAGTACGTCAGGGTGGTGGAGACGGTTCAGTGAGGCCTTCTGCACCACCCCGATGTGAACACAGCCTACTCGATCCCAATTCAGCTTGCTTCAGTTAGGTTTCACCCTTACTAGACTGGCAGATGCCGAAGGCCGTTCAAACGTTTGGTTCCCTTCCCTGAACCACCAATTGGCTCCGCTAGAGTAGTGTCATTATGCACAAGCACAGACACAACTGGCAAGGACAGGGCTTGGACGTAAGGCGAGACGACTTAATGGAGATTCACCGTTGTGCTATCTGTGGCATTGAAAAGACCAAACGATTCGATGGCCGAGACTTTCATAAAAGTCATGGGAATATGTGCGCGGGAAAGAAATCCAAGAAATCCGGATAAAAGGGTAGACATTGGTGACGTTGTCCGGTATACTTACGTTTGTTGAGAGTCGGCGGACTCCCGAGGAGGGAGCGAGTCAAGCGCAAGCTACGATAATCTCAGGCAGGTTCCAGGTAAAGCTGCAACCTTCCCCACAGTGTCGTGAAGGCTACGTAATCAACGAGGAATCCCCTAGCAGGGCACCAACCTTCTCTGAGAGAAGAAGTAGCCTGGAACCACAGGTGAAAGGAGCCGCCCAAAGCTAGGGGTTCCTTATTTTGTAGGACTTATCCTGATTCACTAGATACTACGCTCAACGAGGACTATCCGGATTCGACATGCTACGAAAATTCGTGGAGAGAAGGCCGCCTACCCGCATTCGGAACGCAGACAATTTTCAGACCGGATGAGTCCTCTCCGAATAAGCAGCTTCTATATGAGGATAACGTAGTAGAAAGAGGATAAAGCGTCTCTTACTAGGTATCCCAATGGGGTTGGCTCATGCGATACAGGTATGGAGTGTGTGCCGCCTGCAGTGCATTGTTCTATATGTCCAAGCAGCACTGATACACCATCCGGTGTTACTATGACTACTAAGGGGATAGGATAAGGCACCAATTCCCTGTGTGTTCCCTAGTGAATTGGGTGGATGCGTGGTGTAGTGCTCTAACTGGTGTGTCTATACCATGTAGTATGTGCTTACACGTGCTGTATGGGTGCCTACAGCCACCCTTACCAGGGCTGAGTCGGGTTGCGCTTGATCCACAGCAGGGTATCATACAGGGCATCCCTTGGGCTGCGCTTAGCCATGGTACGTAGCCCTATGTACATAGCCAGGGCATTGAGCACTGGGAGCATTGCGTCCTCGTACATGTCCAGGATGAGGTGGCCCAATACCCGTAGCTGCTCCCCAAGCTCCAATATGGCGTCCTCCAGGTACACTGGCTCCTTAGGCTTACGACGCTTGCGCATTACGTTGCCTCCGTAGGACCTTGCGTTGGCTCTCGTTGGTGTTGGCCCAGATGCCCCGATCCAGGCCTATCGGATTGCGTAGAGCTCGCTCCAGGCACTGCCTAGTGACCGGGCATTCGTTGCAGTAGTCCCTGGGGTTGGGATTTTGGTCACTACGCGGTCGTCCCATACCCTTCGGGTAGAAGATAGCAGGATCGGCGTCACGGCACGCTGCGCGTAGCAGCCAATTGTCGGGTTCATAGCACCTCATGGTTTCAAGGACGGATCGTACCAGCATATCCATTCGGTGATGAGGTGAACACCGTCCTGAGAGGGATGTGGGTCCCAGAAGAGTTCTCCTGAGCCGTAGGCCAGAGTGGAGTGATCAAAGCCGCCTCGTGGAGACCCTCCGGAAGCTATGTAGACGTATTTGGGAGATACGGCCTCCGAAGACACTACGGCGAGATACGGCAGGTGGTGTTCGCGCAAGAATCGAGCGGTTACTTGCCACCAGTTGTGCAGAACGTTGGGGTCCTTCCCGGCACGTTCTAGAGCGAGATCGCTTAGCACCATGCGACGTTGTAGTTCGTTACGCTCGAAAGGGAACATTCCAGCATACGAACAGACTGCCGTGGCCCAACAATCGCCTCGTTTGAGAGCAGTGTGCTTCGGGCCTCCGAACCTTCGCTGTAGAAGACCCTTGACAGGCTCGGGCAGAGTGAGTGTGGACCTCATGAGTAACTGAACTCGATTTTGATGATGATTTCCAAAGAGTCACTAGACATGACATGCACTGGGCCTCCGGAGTCGTTTAAGGACTTGATTCGGGTCATGCCCATTAGCTGATACTCGACTGAGTCGACAATGCCCTCGAAGGAACCAGGAATGAAGGTTGCCGACCAGGTTGTGGCGTTGACTTGCGAAGCTACGCCATAGCCAACACGCTGTCCTGCGTATAAGAGGTGCAGTGGGAGGATTGGTCCCTTGCCAAGTGGCCGATCCAGAGCACCGATCCAACTTCGTGGGACAACCACAGCAACTCCTACGGCACCGATGGTGGCGCCGAGTCCCTTCAAGAAAGACCTACGGGTGATGGTCGTTGTTCTAATTGCCATGGTTGTGCTCCAGGTCGGATGCCAGAAGAACCAGTTCGATGGTGTCGCCTGCTTTCGATGGCATAGCTGTAAGGGAGAAGTGGTGTTCGATTTTGGCCACCACCAGACAGCCGTCGACGTAGGTGTCAACCACAAGATACCACTCCCACACCATTTTCTTGGCGTAGGGCACATGCTTGGTAGGCAGCACTGGCTTCCCGTGGGACAGCGGAGTGCAGGCTACCGTGGCGTCGTCCTCCAGCATGGTTTGGAGCTCGCCAACCTCCCAAGTCTCAATAAGTGTGTCAGGATCAGTGGTGATAGTGCTCATTGGCACTGTCCTCGGTTGTAAGGAGACCAATGCGTCCAGCCATCCTGACGTAGCCACGCAGCCACAGCCACGTTCGCTTCTGGGTCCATGATGTCGGCTCCCGGCCATCCTGCGTCGGTGCTTCGCTCAGTCCAGTACTTGGGTAGGTGCTGGAAGAGTCCGGATGCGCCTGATGAGTCGTTGTAGGCATCGGGATCGCCCAAAGACTCGAAGCCGATGAGGCAGAGTGCCCGGTCGACGTCCTCGGGCTTGAAGTAGACAGTTACCAGAGGTCGCCATTCTTCAACGTCGAAGCTGGCGGTGGCATGGAACTGCACAGCCAGGTGGACGTGTTTGGGGAGAGGTGGACGTTCTGCGAGTACGTCCACCTCAACCCCACACCACAACGCAATGCAAAACAGGAGTTCAAGCATCGGGGAACTCTAGTTCGATGAAGTTGTTCTCCTCCAAGACACGTAGCGTTTCCAGAACGATGACGTGAATGTTGACTCCGCGCTCGCCTGTGCTTTTCGGTGTCACGAAAGGCACTTCGTTGCCCAGACGATCCGCTACTTCGTTACTGAGCTTGAGGCTGTCGAGTTCGTTGCTCATGCCACGTCGCAGTGGCAGATTGCTTGGCCTGGCTTCCGCCAATGGCCCAATACGTAGCCGTCCCGACGGTGAGTAGCTACGCCAGTTCGTTCGTTGTACTCCTTGATGCTAAAGCCAGCTCCGCTGAGGAAGAAGAGGTCCTCGGCGCCGATTTGCCTACGCGCAGCACTGATTAGCCACCTAGCCCGAGCCACCGTAGTTGTAACGCATGCCACGTCGAGCGTTCTGGCATGCTGACCAAACCCGACACGAACTATGCTGCCGTTGCGTAGTTGGTCGGCCACTTTTTCGATCAGAGTTTTGTTGCTCATGATTGTTCCTTCCGGTAAGCCCTCACCATACGCTTTGTGGCTCCGGCCATGTCCACCAAGGCAATGCTGAGCTTAGCAAGTGCCTTCACAAATTCGTCTATGTTGGGCTTGATCCGTACAACGACTTCGTGTAACGTAGAAGGTCGCTGCGGCACCCATCTAGCACCCACAATGAACACTACCATGGCAACCAAGAAGATGGCCACTAACTTGATCGCCATGGCAGTGTCGGGTGTTATGAATCCAGGTCCGATAGGACGTCCTCGAACATCCTGCTGACGTCGTCCCCTGCTGAGACTTGACCAGACAGATACCAAGTAACGATCAGATACACGATGGCAACAGCCAAGAGGATGCCGATTGTTACTCCAAGGACTGTTTTGTAGATAGGTGTTTCGTTCATGATTTCCTTCCCTTCGTTGTTGCTTTATGGGATGCGTTGACTTCCTGAACTTCGTGAGCTACGCTTGCTCCTTGGGAGACGGCTTGGTGCTAACACGAAGCGAATCTTCCCGGTCCGTAGTAGCCAACTGAGGACAGCGGTCACAATCACGGATACCAGCATCCAGATGCCAAGAATCCAAAGTATGGTGCTCATTTGTTTGTTCCTTTCTCCTCCTCCGTTTCCCGGTTACACCTCAGACAGATCGGATCATTACCTAGATGACCATCCGCAACGTCTCCACAAAAGGTACAGATCGCTTCACCTTCGTACTCGAACTCAACGACGAAGCCTGCCGGTGCAATGAAGAAAGCTGCTTCCTCCATTGTCATAACCGGATCGCGCCTAGCTTGAAATTGTTGCCAGAGTCGCTTCACTCCCCAGGTGATCAGTAGAGCACCGATTATGAAGGCTGCTGTGGCAATGTCGAGAAGCCAGTCGTAGTAGTATCGAGGAAGGAAAATCGCCACCCCGACGGCTCCCAAGATAATGCCAACGGCTTTGAGATACTCCCTACGGCTTATAGATCGGCTCATTCTTCCTCCTTCTTAGTAGTTCCGTCTGGCCAAATGATGATTCGCAATGGCAGCTGAACCCGACGGGCGTAGCGTACTGTGTACCAAGTCCCCGATCTGCGGGCCTCATTAAAAGTGCGCGGTGTGGCTACCAAAACTTCAGACTTGTCAACGATGATCCCATTCCTGATCAGGTAGTCGGCAGGTTCCTCCCAAAACTTTGTGGCCTTATTGAAGGCTCGCTTCGCTTCGTAGATTGGTGGGTGGCCCCACACCTCGTAGCCCAGAAATGACGCAATAGTGGCAGCATGGTCGTCTGACCCTACGCAGTCCCCATGTCTGAAGACCCTGTAGCCTTGCTTGTGGAAATAGTTCAACACCAACAGCAGTTTGTAGTCTTGGCGCTCGCTCATTCCCTGAGCAGTTCCAGTGAACCCGACGGTGCTCATCGTTGGGGCCATAGGACCGGACCCTTGTCAGGCACCAAAGCTCGATGGTCGCCTACGTGCTCAGCAAGCAATACACATTGGACAAATCCGCTGTCAGTTTCGATAACGTCACCGTCTCCGTAGACTCGACCCGGTTCTTTGAAGATGAAGTATTCACGAGTTGAAGAACACCTCGTTCGTAAATGGCAATGGCAAGGGCAAGTCTTAAATGAGCACGGATCATGCACAGACCTTCTACGAACTGAACACCATGCTGACCACATCCACTTTTGCCTCATTCGTATTCCCTTCCACACATCGGGCAGACTTCCAGAAGCTCCTGATCCATCATTAGCAGTCGAGCAAGGTCCTTCCTTGCCGCCTCCAGCGCCTCCAGGTGCTCTACAACGGTTTCAATGGTCAAGCCGTGCACCTGGAGGTGCTTCTCAGGTTCGGTGGTCTCCAGACCATCGTAGGGACAAGTCCAAGTGAGCACTTCGAACGGATTCATGCTCATCAGTAACCTTCCTGGTTGACGTGGATGTCATGACCAGATTCCATCCACTTGATCTTGGCACGGATGACATTAGCCATTCGCTTAGCACAAGCTTCTGCGGTTCGATCGCTGCGGTGGTTGTGGACACAATGTTTGATTATGGCAAATCGTCGGATGACGTATGCCCGATAAACGATAGGTGTCCCAGTTAGTTGGCGAGTGCTGGTTGATAGAGTCATACCGGACAAGCTCCAATCGCCTCCATCAGAGCTTCGATGGCACCGTCTGAGTCGAACTCCACCTCTGCTTCGAAGTCGTGGAAGATGTCGTCGGCATGCTCCTCTGCATCCCTGGCATCGTGGTACCCATCGGTTTCGTCTAGGCCACATTGGGTACAGGCGTCACCATCAGCTTCGAAGTCGCCACCGTCAAGCTCGCTGACTTCTTCCATCCAAGACTCGACCTCACTCTGTTGTTCTTCGAGGTTGTAGTAGGCCTCAATCTCGGTGTGGCCGAAGCCGTCTTCGATGTTGCTCATCTTCTCTTCGATGACATCCAGTATCTCCTGAATGGTGTCAGCAACCTCGGTGACTTGGTCGTCGAAGTCTTCTGGGTTGTCAGTCATGTCGAAGTGCTCTTCGCCAATCTGGTAGGCCATCACCAGCACATCATTCTGAGTCAACTCGGATTGACGTGGAGAGCAACTTGGCTTCACGCATCTGCGTTGGGTGCCGCCATACCGGAAGCTCCAATGACGATACGAGTCACCCACGTTGATGGGGTCGCTGCACCGGCCACAGTTGCCTTGGGCCTTGCGCGCCTTCTTGACTGTAGTGACTCTCATCGCTTCTCCCCAACCCAGCCGTTGGCCTTCAGAACTTCAGCTGCCGCTTCCTCGGGTGGCATCTCATCGTCGAACGCATCCCAGTAACCCCAGTCTGCCAAATCGCTAATGCCAATGCCGACCTCATCTTCAAGGGCGAAGTTGACTTTGTCCATCCACTTCTCGAACGTCATCATGCTTGGTGCCTTCCCTTTCACCTTTCCTTTTAGCTGCCGTCCTACAACAGCGGAGAGCCGCGGGTCATCAGGAGTAGACATCTCAGCGAAGTCAACCAGGATAGTCTCCGCCAGTTCCCTGGCCTCGCCCCAGTCAAGGTAAATGCTCGCGCTGATACCGTCTAGCCCCAGGCGTATTGTGACTTCTTTGATTGAGGTGACCACCTCTACAGCATCGTCACCTTTGCGAATCGTTGTCGCGCTCATTCTGTTCTTCCTTCCTGGCGAGCCTTCCGTACCGCGCCTCGAATCTTGCGATCTGCACCGTTGCCCATTTTCGTCACAAAGTAGCCTTCGTTGCCTTCCAACATGTTGTAGGCGTACTCCCAATCAATTCCTGGATGGTTGCCCATCATGTCCGATGCCAACGCGCACTCAACTGCCTCCACCAGAATTTCATCGGTCACGTCGTCTGCTGTAATGAGGTTCTTCATTCTTCCTCCTGTATCTGAAGCCTTGAAATTGGAAACCTCAGAGTCTGTCTGCTTGGGTGTAGTCGATCTTCATGATGAGAACGGTCCGCCTCGGAAGGCTTCTGCGCTCTCCCAATCGAAGTCGTGCTCGGGAATCTCACTGGCAATGATCTTGCCAGTAGTAATCCGCTCGATGGGCCAGCACTCTGGTCCGCCGTACTCGCCGAAACTACCGACTGCCCACACCTGATTGTTCTGCGTGTAGTACTCGGCGTCCAGACCGAACTCGGCAGCAAGCATGTCCTGCTCTTGCACAGTAAGTTGCATGTCGGTGTCTGTGGTGACTGTCTTCATGAGGTGTCCTTCCTTTGCTGTCTCTGTCCTCATGCCATCATTATGACGGATAACCCGGACAATGTCTACTGATTTCATGATATTTATCCGAAAAGTATTGGCTGCTCTGAAGGCTCTGAAACCACCTCTAGGATGGCCCCTGGCTGCAATGAGAACTTCCAACCGTCCGATAGGCCGGACCTGGCCCAAACCACGCTCCACAGGCGTCCTTCACGGTGTGACAGTACTCCAAGCCAACCGTGATCCCGATGACGTATCTCAGCTCCGGGAATTAGTGCTCGGGCAGAACGTCCTGACATGAGTCAAGCGAGCCAGGAAGTATGGCTCATCCCCATCGGTAGGACCAGGCTACGACGTTGGTCCATTCGCTCTGCCCGAGTAAATCTGGTGACGCAAGGTGCGCAGTGATTTCTTGACTCGGATGGTCTCGCCAGCCGATCCGGGAACCGTCGCTGCAGTGATCTTGACACCATCAGGATCGAGGGTAATCAGGACGTAGCCTGCACCATCACGTAGTGCTTGGGCAAGCTCATCAAATATGGTCACTGACCTGTGGTCGTCGTGGCTTATGTCATGGCTCAATCTCGAAGCCATTTCTTCATAGTGCATTTCGTAGCTCCTTCTTCCGTAGAAGTCAGGGCTGAAGGCTCTGCCACTGAGCTACAACTCTCCGGAGAGTTGCCAGGAATCGAACCTGAGTCCTTCAGCTTGTCTGACGGTCAGTCAGCTTAGTCAATCAAACTTCTACCAGTCGACTTTCTTGATTCCTTGGAATCCCGAACCACCTCTAGGAGCTTTGGCCTGTTGGTTGAGATTGCGCTCATCGAGCTTCGAAGCTTTGCGAGGTGGAAACAGTCCTGTCGCGCCATAACGCAACCCATCTTGTGGATGGGAACTCCAATCGTGTACAGGATGAATCGAACCGGCCTTACGCTTGCCGTCAGGATCAAGGGGCCAGTGATAGTTGGTGAACGAAGCAATGCCGATTTGGACATTGGATGAAACGAACATCCTCTGCTCGTTAAGCATCTTGGAAACGATGAGCCGACCTTGGTCGTTGGGTACCTTCTTCGACCTTACGAAGATGCCAGCTTGGCGAAGGTGCTCGGCCATTGACTTGCCAGTGGTTACGGTTCGCTGTTCGCCAGCCGGATCACCAAAGTGTTTGTCGAACGGCTTCCATCCTTCTTCAATTCGTTGGACGGTGCCAATCCAGAAGTCGGCGTTCTGGCCTGATTCAAGAATGAGGTCAAGTAATACCAATCCGGTGCTGGGACCGATCGTCTTCACCATCATCTCACCCTCGTTGTCTGGGTCAGGAATGGGGATTGAATCATGTTCAGGGACATGAACAGTTTGGGCCACCCATAGTGCACCTTCGTCACCTATACCGTAATCCCAAAAGCCGTAGAGTGGCAAGTGATCCTCGAATACGAGTTCCTCACCCTCAAACCAGTCGACATGATATTTGCGTTCAAATTGTGGATAGACCCGACCTTCGATGATGTCTACGAACTGACCTTCGAGTTCTTGCAGAGCGAACTCCCCGGTATAAGTTGCTTCGAGGTCTTCGATGTACTCTTCGCCAATGTTGTCGATGTTGTCCCGAGTGCGAGCGTGGAAGGTATGACGTTGCCTGTTCAGCTTTTCGTTGTTCGCGGGTTTGGTCACGTACTCATCGTAGAGCCAATTGTCAGTCTTACCTCGTGGCGTGGTGGTGATGGCACTGCGGTGTGGGAATCCTGGTTGACGCAACCGACCCACGACCACACGCCACGCCTTTAGGGATATCAGATTGGCCTCGTCAATCCAAATGAAGGCCGCTTGGATACCTCGGATGGAGTCATAGTTGTCAAGTGACCTGAACAGAACCTCGGTGCCGTTTTTGAGCTTCAATTCGTATTCACTTTTGTTGAAATTCTCGATCAGTTCATTGGGCAGCACTGAGAAGAACTCACGCATCGTTGAGTCTCTGAGTTGTCGATAGGTTGGGGCACACACCAAGATCAAACAACCCGAATTGCCGAGTGCGTAGAGCACTGTCTTCACCGATCCGCTCCATGTCTTGCCCGAGCCAAGACCACCAACGAATCCGGTGTGGCGAGTCTTGGTGTCCATTATGAAGTCAGCCTGGGCACCTTTAGCTGTCGACCAGTCAAAGGGAACTGCTATGGGCTGAACCAGATCAACGAAGGCTGTGAGTGGATCAGTCATCTTCAATCACTTCGACTTCGATAATCTCGTCACCCCAGTCGAGAGCCTGAGTACCGTCCACCCCTTTGATGATCACTTCAATCTTGGACTCAGTCTTGGCGGTGATCTTCCCGGTCATCTTTGCGTACAGTTCCAAAACCTTCGAATCACCTACTGACAACCCGAGTGCTAGCCCTCGCCAGAAGGCTCCTTCAAGAATCACTCCTTCAAGCTCCAACAGCTTGAACACGTAGGCTTGGAATTCTTTCTTCGCCAGAAGAATTCGAATGTACTCAGGCTGCGATCCAGCCACCTTAGCGACCTGGCCTACGCTTGTCGGAAACAGCCCAGAGTCAAGCTCGGCTTCGAGCATCTTGTGGGCGATGCGTTCTTGGTTGGGTGTCAGGCCAGTCTCTTTGCTGACCACCGAACCTTTGGGCCTACCTGGACCGGCAGGACGCTTCTTCCTCTTCTTCTTCGGATAGGCCTGTTGTCTTGTGTCACGAGGTGCTTGGTCATCGCGAGCAGCTGTGGTGTTACGGGTGTGAAGCTCACCCTTGACGTTCTTCGAGCCACCACCACAAAAGTTGCAATCGCAGTCTGGCTTGTGTCCTTTGGAACCCATTCAAGTTATCCAATCTTCCCATACTCGCTTGTCTGGAACTCGACCACCTCGCCGATTGGCCCGATGCTCAATCCATATTGCCTCAGTTTCAACTTCTAGACTACCGCCCTCATCAAGCGCCAGCCGAATTTGGACACGTTCGATGGGTGAGCAGCCACCTCTGAAGCCTGATTCCGAATCGAGTCCTTCAATGAGACAGTCAACCACCACTGAGCAGATCGCACAGAACTCACGGGCTGTTGGGTACGTTTTCCCTCTGCCTTCTACGAAGAAGGGATTGTCGTCTTGGGTATAGAGGTGAGCGGTTCCAAAGCAGGCTGCGAACTCCATCCACGCGAAGTCATAGGCGACCTCGGCTGGAATTTCGAAGTCCTCGTCATGGCTCACCGTTGTCGTCACCACGTTCCGTAGTACAAATCCCAGAGCCTAATCGACTCTGCGTCTCTGGCATGGCTTTTGACTTCAGCAGGTACCTCGTTGATGGTTCGCTTCTTGTCAGCTGCGTTGACTTCGGCGAGAGTAAAGCCACATCTGTACGCCCACCATCGAATGGCTCCTGAAATCTCAACGGTCCGCTTCATGTCATTGTCCCATCGTCTTGGGTCGAGACGTTCTGCCACAACCCGATCCAAGTCTCCGGAAGCAAGCATGGCAGCGAAGGTGTCGAGAAACTCGAAGGCCTTTGCCTCACCAAATTGTTCGAGGTGCTCACCTCGACCCAAGGACCAACCGCACATCAATCCTGGGTCGATGGCGAGCACCAAAGCTGTGGCTCTATTCATCGCCGAACATGAGTTCTATGTAGCCTTCAGCATCGAGCTGGTCGCCCTTGGCAGGTTCACCATCGCTCGACAAAGCGGTGGTCGGTTTGGTAAGCAGTCGGGCCGGGAAGTCATCAGCGTCGGGATCAATAGGTGACTCGAACTTGACGGTCTGGAGACACTTCTTGCACTCCAATCCGATAATTGCTTTGGGATTCTTCACCGACATCACGAAGCCAATATCGGTGCCCTCTCCAGGACAAGCCGTGCACCGAAGCTTGAAGACAAAAGCCGGATTCAAGGTTCGTTCAAAGACCCTGAAAGCTGAAGTGAATGGGTAGGCCCACTGCTTCGGCAGAATGAATATCTTGCGTTTCTTGGTCATTATGCGGTCCTCCAAAGACCGTCGGCATTCTTGGCTGCCAACGGTTGTGTCGTGTTTTGATACCCCATGCTTATGATGAGACTCTTATCTGCGGCTTCCGCATTGATGCGGTTCACGTCAGTAGCATGGAACGCCATAGACCCATTGCTCCATCGATCCCAGTTGTAACTTGCGCCTGCCATCATGTCGACCAGAGCTGGACTGTCCTTGCACCAATCAGCCTGTCCCTTTTCCTCACTCCAGCTAAGGCATGAGGGTTCGAACATCGGATCGGTAGTTTGACAAACTCCCCTACTCTCACAACTTGCCCGAAGTGCCTTACCGACCCACGGCAATGCTACTACGGTAAGGTCAGCCATTCGCCGAGCCACGCAGTTAATCTCCCACTGCATGCGATTGCAGACACGTCGCCGAACAGTGCCGATCAAGGCCAGCAAGTTGTACGTCGCGGTGATGGAAGTTTCGATACCTTCTGGTACAACGTAGCGTGCGTCTTGGTAGGGCACACCAGATTCTATGGCCGTTTCGTAGAATCGTTGCAAGTGGGTGATCGATTCGTAGTAACGATTGACTGCTCCTGCTGGCATCTTCTGATGAAAGCTAACTGGCAACCTCATATTGAACCCTGCCACGTTGTTGGCTCGTTGGGAGAACTGACCGAAGCCAGCACCCACTCTGGTCCGCACCAGCTGATGAGTCAACGAACGACTCACTCCGTCGATGGTGAAAGTCAGGGCCACCGTCTCCAGAGCATTCGGTATGACGTGTTTGAACTCGGCTGCGCCCTGAGCAATACGCCAAGCATCATCATCCCCACCCTCCGTCCCACGGTAGTGATCAGGGTGCTTGATGTTCCCAAAGGTGGTCTCCGCAAAGACGGCCACAGCTTCAGCTGCGATGTGGGCCTCCGGTGGGTTGATCAACCTCACTTCAATGTTCTCGAACCCTTGATCAAATCGGGAGTTGTAATTGGATGGTGCTTTCGCTGGTAGTTTGTGTCGCTGCATTTTCTTGTCCTTCCTGCATGTTTGTATTCGCAATACCGTTAGCCAAGAAGAACTTCCCATGCTCGGGCAGCTTCCCTCGGATCAGGTAGATGTCTTTGTCCTTACCTTCCCATATTTCTCTCGTCTTTCGCTTGCCTAGCCACCCAGGAACAACTACTGGGAAGCTTTCTCCTTTCTCGTCACGAACGTACAATATAACGGTGTCGGTCTTGGTGCCAGTCTTGCCAGCCATCTGGGTAGCGAGCTTCTCCTGCTGTCTGTAGTTTCGGCTGATGACGTGTCCCGCAAACATGAGTTCAGCTTGAACGTCAGGATCCTCTGCCTCCTCTAAGAGTTCAGAAATTGACATAGCGTTGGTCCCATTGCGTATTCGACTTAGACCAGCCTCCTGTTCCCGAAGACCAAACAGGTCATCACCAGCTTTGGCTGCTTGCTTGAAAACTTCGATGGTTTTCTGACCGATACCCTTGACGCTACCCAGGGCCTCCCAGTTCTTGAAAGGTCGAGCCTCCATGAGAAGGTCAGCCGTCTTGTCACCGATCCCGCGTACCTGGGTCAGCCCGTAACGAATGCCGCCAGCCTCTAGTGCAAACGTCTTCGCAGATTTGTTTGGATTGACTGGCAGGAACTCCACACCCTTGCGCTTGGCCTCGCCAATGAAGAGGTCACGCTTGTCTGCCTCATGCTCGGTGGCCAGTGCAGCGTAGTAGAACTCCAAGGGATAGTAACGCTTCACGTACATCTGCCAGTAGGCCAGCATCGAGTACGACAATGAATGGGACTTGTTGAATCCGTAGGCTCCGAAGGTTGAGGTCTGCATCCAGATTTCGGTGGCCATCTCTTCATCGATGCCTTGCTTGGCAGCACCCTCTACGAACTGGTCTCGAAACTGTTGGAGAATCTCCATGCCCATTCGCTTCGACAGGAACTTCCGAACCTCACCTGCCTCTGCCCAAGACAAGCCACCGATGCGTCGCATGATGGCCAGCACCTGCTCTTGGTACAGCACGAGGTTGTAGGTGTCCTTGGTGATGTCATCAAGGATGGGATGAATCTGTTCAGCCTTGTGGCTTCCGTAGCCTTTCCACTTCCGGCCAGAGTGGGCTTGGACGTAGGCGTCGTTGGTCCCTGCCAGCATGGCCCCTGGTCGACTCAGGGTGTTGATGTCAACTAGCTCGGCGAACTTGGTGGGCTTGATCTGACGTAGCGTATTCTTGGTGGCCTTGCCAGAGAACTGGAAGATGCCGAGCACGTCCACCTCAGTGAATCCTTGCATGGTCTTCTCATCATCGAGAGACATGTTGTAGAAGTCAATGTCAACCCCATGGTTGGCCTTTACAGCCTCCTTAGCGTTCTGTATCAGGGTCATGCCGTCGATACCGAGAATGTCGATCTTGACCAATCCTACAGACTCTACGTCCCAGCCGTCAAGTCCAATGACTCGACCCTTCCCAGGGATTTCGTAGATAGGCGCCACCTCTTCCATTGGTGCCGAAGACACCACCACTCCGGCAGGATGCACACCCATGGCTTTGTACTGGCCTTCCAGAACGGTGGCCTTGTACATGTCTGGGAATTGGTCCATCACTTCTTGCACTTCCGGGAAGGCCTCAATGGCATCGACCAGACTCATATCAGAGCGGACATCACCGTGAGCACGGTCTGGGATGTATGGCTTGATCTTGTTGGGGACCCAGTACGGAATCTCATGAACTCGTGCCACATCGTCCAGGGCGTTCTTGGCTTTGAAAGAAGTGAAGGTTCCGACGTAGGCCACTCGGTCCTCACCATACTTCTCCTTCAAATAGTCATGGATCCTGATTCGCTTGTCGGCAGGGAAGTCCAGGTCTACGTCCGGCAAGTCAGCACGGTTGAGGTCGATGAACCTTTCGAAGAGTAGACCATGCTCTACTGGATCCACTTCGGTGATTTCAAGCAGCCAAGCCAACAACGAACCAGCCGAAGACCCTCGGGCCGGACCCTTCATGATGTCCTCACGAATACAGAACTTGCAGATGTCTGCGATCATCAGAAAGTAGTCGATGTAGTCCTTGGCCTCGACGATTCCATACTCGTACCGAGCGCGTTTCAGGTAGACCTTCTTCTTCTCGGGACCAAGCTTGTCAAGGCCACGCTTATGCCAACCCTCGTTGACCATGTCCTTGAACAGCTGCTGCTTGTCTCCATCGTATGGATAACGAACCAGTTCGATTTGCGGCAGGGTAACGTTGCACCGAGCTGCAGCTTCCACCGTGTTCGCCATGGCCCTGCGTAGGTCTTTCTTGGAGACCACACCATTGGCCTTAGCAATAGCCACAACGTCTTCGGCTGACGTCAGATAGCAGTGCTCGTGCATCGGGCCTTGGCCGTCAGGTCCTATCACCTTCTTCCACCTCATCAACGCAGCCATAATGTTTTGAGCCTCACGCTTGTCAGGCGTCGGGAAGTGAACGTCGTGGGTAACAATGGCGTTCTCAAATGGCGCTATCCAGTCGGCCACGATCTTGACAGCATCCATGTCAAGGTTCTGCCATTCGAGAAGCAACGAACCTGGTTCGAAGCAATTCTCCATCTCGTGGAGGACGTCGTCTGGGTGGTCTGGGATTTGATCCAAGATGGCTCGGCTTAGCTTTCCTGACAGACAGCCAGAGGTGCCAATGAGTCCCTCCTGGTGGGCACGAATATCATCCCAAGTGACTGCGGGCATGTACTTGCCACGACCTCCGATGCCTTGCTGCCACGCCAGAGTGGTCAGCTGCATTAGATTGCGGTAGCCGTCTTGGTTACGAGCAATGAGTCCAAGGTGATAGGGATAGAACCTTCGTCCTTCTTCGTCGCGCCACTCACGCTGGCTGAGGTCATCCATGACACGAATCTCGATCCCAAAGATGGGTTTGATGTCAGCTTTGAGTGCCTCCTTCTGGAACTTCCAGTGGCCCGAAGTCGAGTCATGATCGGTTAGAGCATGGGCGGTCAGACCGGCCTCCACAACTCGCTTCACGATCTGCTCGGGCTGGCCCCAGGCGTCGAGGATCGAATAAGTCGAGTGAGCGTGCAGATGGACGAAGTCGGTCATGGCAACTTATCCTTGAAAACCTCGTGCTCAATTTTGGCTTTCCGTTCTTGCATCCAATCGTACATGAAGCTCGCGTAGTTGCCCAGATCGATCAGCTTGTCTTCGATGTCTTGTGACGGAACCATGGTGGGGTCAGCATCAATTATGAGACTCTCCAGCCTGCCCACAATGCCAGCCAACTCGTAGAAGTAAGCCGGAAGCCCGTAACGATCAAGGTGACGCTTCCACTGCGAACCGTAGTACTCACGGTCCTTGCGAATTTCAGCACGTCGCTCATCGTAGTTCATCATTGTTGTCGTGGCTCCTCGTATGTAATGTTCTCAATTCGATCTGCCAACTCATCAAAATCCATTTTGGTTTCTTCGGACTTGGTCGCCTCCTCACGCAGCGATTCGATCAAAGCCTTGATGTTGATGTATTTGTTGCCATGGAAATTGACATAGCTGATCTTTATACCCATTCGTTAATCATCTCCCAGAGGTCTTTGGCCAGTTGAGGCTTCTCGTGTCTGATGGCTGCAGCGTAGGCAGCTAAAGCCACCACAGCAGCAGAGTCAACCTCGGGCCTCAGAACGAACACGAAACCCTCAACTTCGCGAAGTAGTTTGCGAGGTGACTCAACCACAGAAGGGCCAGTGCGGTAATAAGCCGAAACTCCAACGTGCGAGCCAGGTCCATAGAAGACTCGGTACTTGTCTTCGACTAGGACGTCATCCCAGCCTGGTTGAATACGGTCTGCCATCATGTTCCCTTTCTCGTAGCCTCTGCCACGATGGGCAGTAGTAATTTGTTGTCCCCAAACTTTTCATCAATGAGGCTTAGGCACTCACGCTCCACTCGGTCAAGTCTGGTGTTGCCAATTGATCGTTCATGGCGAACGTATGCGATGACACAAAGCAAGTCTGCCAGCGCCACTATCTGGCCAGCCAAGCTGTCGTCTTTGGCCTGGGTCCAGGTAAGCCATAGTTGGCTTCCGGTCGTGCCAAGCTTGCCGAAAAGCCGACTGGCAAAAGCCTCTTCGACTCGACGAAAGTCGTCGCGCATTTTCTGATCGAAGTACTTTGCCTCGCGCACCAAGTCCCCGGTCCCGATTTCTTCGATGTCATGAAGAAGCCCGCGAGCCGCCACCTCGTTCATAAGTTCTTGGCGACCAATCTCGCAAGCAATAGTCATCCCAATGATGGCAGTCCACCATGAGTGCTCAGCAACGTTCTCTCGATTGAGAACCGGCAGTGCCGAGTAACGGTAGACGTAGCTCACCCTGCGGAATTCACCGTAAAGAACTTCTCTGATGGCACTCATACTCCAACCTCGTCAATGGCAGCGATCCAAGCAACCGTCATGGCTCCAAGTTGAACCAGTTCAGTTCTGATCAGTGGCTTGAAATCTGGCCATGAGGTGTTACCAAGATTGTTCTCGCAAATCTCTTTGGCTACCTCCCCTAGTTCCTCAGTCAGAATTGGCAGCCATCGAGTGCTTCGCCAAGTCATCACTTCTACGGACCCTCCCTTGGGTGAGTGAAGTGCATGGGCACGAATCCGTTCACGGTGCAGATCGGAGTACGGCATTGTACCTGGGCCATACCTTCTTGTTGGTATCTGCCTCATTGAATCTCTCCGCTCCAGGTGTTCTTCGGGAAGTCAATGAAGTCTTGCTCCATCAACTTTCTGAGGTCAGCCCGACCGTTGATGAAACCCAGGTTGCACGAACCTGCCAACATCACATTCAGGCCACGACCCTTGATGTCAGAGTAGCCCAGTGTTGGGACACCCTTGGCATGAGAGTAACCCATCTCCCATATCACACCCGAATCAAAATCGTCAACAACTGCCAACACCCAGGCAGCTACCCTCATAGCTCTTTTGTTCGACTCAAACACTTCAGCGCGTTGTTCGTCATTGGAATCTGGCTTGAGTACACCACCGTCGCGTCGTGGTGAATAGATCGGGTTAGCTGCGCTGCCGAGTCCTTCCACGAAGTCGCAAAGATTGCGCTGAGCGTCGTTGAAGAACGGTGCCGCGAAGTAGATGTGTGTACCTGGTTTGTAAGTCATGCTGTGTCAGCTCCTAATTCGTAGTCAATTGGTACGGATCGTTCTGCGATCAACTTCAGTTCTGGAGTGACTGCATATCCGTGGCTTCCTTTGTCTTCCACCATCATCGTGCTCGTTAGTCTTCGGAGCACCTCCTTTGCTTCGTCATCGGTGATCCCGGTGTAGTCCGCGATCTTGGTTGGATTGACCATTTTGGTTCTGCTGAGCATGTCAGCTAGATTCGGTCGGGTCTCCAAAAGCTTCTCAATGATGGTGACGCCATCCTGCCTCCGTTTCACAAACCCGAGCCGTTGGCGACTAAGGGCAGTGTAGCCGAAAGCCGTCGAGCCATAGAACAGTTCAAGCAAGTCCCTGGCTGCGTTGACATGCTCTATGTTTACGATGAGGTTTTCACCGTCGTCAGTTGAGAACAACCGTGCCGCAATAGCAGCCGCGATCCTGGCCAACTTAATGCGTTGGTTCTCCGCCATGACCAAAGGCATTATCGAAGTGTAATGGTCACCCATTTCAATGGCATGGCTGTGGCAGGCATCGACAGCCTCGCGCTCGAAGATGACAGTATCACGCTCTCGGGACCAAGCCCACAAAATGAGGCTTGAACAAGTCTCAGAAGGGAACTTCGGCTTACCCGAGATGCTGTGTCTACGGTTCACCGTAGCCGACGATACTTCATCCCTGGCTGCTGCAACACAGTAGTCAAATCTGGCGATGTCTTCGGGTTGGCCGATGAGGTCGTGAAGTGCCAGACAACCGTAGTCGTATTCAGACAGGTCATTCTTCGGCTCGCGTACGTTGCCGATCCAGATGGCCCGAGTTCTAGCGTTGGCCTTCTGAGTCTCAATCTTGGTGATGTCCGCTATGCCCGACTCCCGCACACCAGACATCAGCGCGATGTCTTGAATGTTCATCCCGGTCACTTCGTCGATGACTATTAACCTTCGATCGTTGAGCGGAAGGCGTCCCCACTTTACGAACCAGGCTTCATCGAACTTGACAGCACCACCCACTAGTCCAGCATACGAAGTGTTCTCTCCAGACACAATTTCACCGTAGCCGAAGTGACGCTGCAGTTGGTTGGCTACTTCGCTCTTGCCAGTGCGAGTGTCTCCGATTACGCACGCTTCTAGCCACCCTCGACGTTGAAGTTTATCCTCAAACCAAAACTCCAGCACCGAATGCCAGACAAGGTCCATGGCCACATGCATAGGCAGTCGATCCCATATCTTGGTGACGTGATCTTGGAGGTCATTGGCTATCTCCCAAAGCTTCTTCTTCACTTGCCCTGGCTCGGCTTGAAAGACCGATAACTCATCATAAAGCTCGGGTGACATTTCGAAGCTTTCAATGGAATCGTGGGCAGGCGTAGCCTCCATGACATGTTGGACAATTTTGCCGTTTTTGTGGAACGGAGTTGGCCTTGTCTTCAAGATGTAGCTCTCGTTGTAGTCAAGACCCAATCCGATGTAGAAGGCTCGCTGCACGAGGTGCATGGTGTCACTCTGCGAGGTGTCCAACTCAGGCGTTACCAGAATCTCTTCGATGGTCCCTGACTCAACTGTTGAGGTCTCCACGATGCCGCAAGATGGTGGGATACCCGCACGTGCCCGGATGATGGAGCGTTGTGCTTTGGTGCTGATTCCTACGAAGTCAATCAGCCCTGGGTCAGACGGATAAATCTTCACTGTCTTCTCGCCAGAACCGAGGAGGTCGCATCGCTCGCACATCTTCCCAGCACTTTGGTCGCAGTTGAACACCGTGTTTGAAGGGTAGTGAAGTCGCTCGTCTCTGCGGGCCGAAACAATGACCGGCACCATGAGATTCTGACCGCGATGTATTGGCTTCAACGAGTCTCCCAAAGTCACCCACTCCGAATCTTTGCTGCGTTCGCGTACCTCAGGAATCTTCTTGAACTCTGGCGTTTTCTTCACTAGCTGCCGAAGGTCTTCCACGGAGTACCCGTAGTCAACGAAGTAGTTGGTGATGTCCTCTCCGTCACCTAGTCCAAGCCTCACCACTCTCACCTGTTTGGCGTGTTCGACAATCGAATGTGCTGCTTTACGCGCACCATCATCGCCAGCTTGGTCTACGTCATACACAATGTAAACTTTCAATTCTTCGAACTGCTTCGACCAGTCACTCTTCCAAGTACGAGCACCACCAGTTGAGGTCACTGCGTTGAGTCCTCGGTCAGCCAACACAAGTCGGTCCATCTCCCCTTCACAAAGGAACACGTAGTCAGCTTCATCAAAAGTTTCCAGAGGCCAAAGTCGTGCCGTTCCGTAGCCTTGCTGCCAACTCAACATCTTCTGTTGGCCCTTGTCGGTGAATGAGTACAACCGGACGTTCCTGGCAACTCCCTTCTGGTCACGTATCGGGATAGCAACCCGACGAGTGCGAGCGTGGAAGCCGATCTGGTACTTTCTAATGGTGTCGGTGCTGAGTCCACGTTCGTCTCTGAGTCGGTCGAGTAGGTTCTGGTTTTCTAGCAAAGCGAAATGCATGTCGCGAATCGACTGGTTTGGAATTGACTTGCCGTTGTCCGGTGGGACTACTTCATCTGGTGGGTCATGGTCGGTGGTGTACGATTTGCGAAAGGTTGGGAAGTTATGACTGGCCTCACAAGCCATGCAATAGAAGAGACCGGTCTTCAAGTTGACTGAAGCTGACCGCTTGTGATCTTCATGGAACGGACATATGATCGAAACCTCTCCGGCATCGTTTGATTCAGGAAGCTCACCCAGGAGCTTTTCGTATCGGGTTCTGTACTTAGACAAGATTTCCACCTTTGAAATCTATCAGGCACCAATTGCGCGCTCGCGCATATGCTCGCGCAGTCCACGTAGTGGACCGGATGAAATGGATCAACCCCCTAAGCGCGCATAATGCGCGAGACTTCGCCCCCTCCTCGCGAGCGCATCGTGGCGACACCCAACGTTTGGAAACACCTTGCCCTGTCACACAACCTGCGCGCGAGGAGCGGGTCTCGCGAGCGCGCATTATGCACGCGATTGCCGTCTGGTCCATTTCAAAACTCTCTTTTGCTTCAGAAGCCAAAGGATGACCCATATGCTTGCAAAGTCGTGGTATCGCCGACTGGCGGCTGACATCACCCTTCAAGTCTAATTGAGCCATCCTTCGGCCCTTAAATGAGGTTCTGGTTCCTTTGGTGGACCCTAGAACGGTTCCTCGTTGTCACCCTCGTCTTCATCCGCGAAAAGAGCTTCGACAAGAGTCTTCCGAACACGTGCTGCAGTTTGCTTCTTACCCTTTGGAGGCTTCCGCAACTTCACCTCGTTGTCTTTCGCAACTTCACGTAGCTCAGCTAGGTCCATGTTGTCGAGATCGTCGACAGTGAGAACGTCCTCACCCTCTTCTTCCTCTTCGTCCTCGTCCTCGCCCTCGTCCTCGTCTTCAGCCTCCTCGATAAAGGCAGCAAGTCGTCGACGCATCTGTGCCATGGTCAACTTCTTCTTGCCCTTGTCCGGCTTCGTAGAAATTTCCCAGTCCTCGGCCAGCTCCTTCAACTCAACGAGTGACATCTCATCGAGGTCTTCAACAGAAACGCCTTCGTCCTCTTCGTCCTCGTCTTCCTCGGTCTCTTCTTCTTCGGCCTCTTCAGTCTCTTCCTCCTCATCCTCGTACTCCTCGTCCTCGTCCTCTTCCAAGAGGTCTGCGTACTGAGAAGGTGGAAGGATGGCGTTGAGTTCGTGGAACCACACAGTCTCGCCAGCCTCGTTCTTCTCCTTGCCCTCTTGAAGAGTGACCCGAGCACCGAACTTATCGTCGATGTACTTCTCAAGCGCGACCTTGCCGCGATCCTTGACGTTAACGCCAAGAGCCTTCAGCATGGCACGGAACCTGAAAGCACCCGCCCCACTAGTGGGCCAGTGTTGGTTGATGATGCCGCCAATGTAGGCGTCGTTGCCGCCAGCCACCACAGCCAGCGTCACAACCGCCTTCGGATTGCCAGCAGCAGACACGTCCTTTTTGACCTTCGTCAGTGCGAAGATGTAGCGGCCTGGAGTCAGCGTCACAAAGTCGCCATACTCCTCGGTTTCTTGAAAGTCGTAACTAAATGTCATTTGTTCTCCTTATGGTTTTGGTTTGCGGGTCCGCTTAGGTCCCTTTGTTGCTGCCTTCTTCTTCCCTCCTTCTGAGTCGAGTAGAGTCGCTGCCGCGATCATTGAATTGAAATCTGGGTCTTCGATTACATCTGGCACCTTGTCGTGTCTTTGAATAGGCAATCTGACCTTGGTGATGAAAGCTCCTGAAGGTGCAACGATGAGCCGACGACCTTCGTCATCAGATTCAAGCCACATCACTGCATCGAAGTGAGTTGAAACCTGGTTGCGTTCTTTGCCTTCAATGTCAGGCATCATTCGGGTATAGCCCTCTGCGCTGTCCATCCACTCAGAGGTGCCTGCCGTAAAGATGACATGAGGTCCTCGACGCTTGGCATCACGAATGTCGGTGATCCATTTGTCGAACCGTCGATAAATCTTGCCCCAACCTTGCCGTGACGGATTGTCAGGATCAATTCCAAATGTTTCATCGTCTTCCTGGCCGTCCTGGTTCTGCGTAGCAGCCTTGTGTGCAGCCCTCTCGATCATCTCATCGATGACGGATCGTATCACTGGTTTCTGGGCTGCCGTGGCGTTGTCAACCACAATGGATTGGTATTTGTGGCGCCACTCTCCTGCCTTCACATAATTACGAAACTCGTCGAGGTCTTCCCAGTCGTAGTCAACCCGATTCCTTGGCTCCCACAAGATGATTTCTTCCATGTCGTCGGTGCCAATCACTGAGTCGAGTCCGTTGTCACAATCAAGTACCAAAGTCGGTCGAGGTGCCTTGTGGATAGTCAACACAGTTTTGCCCGCCCCTCCAACGGCATGAATCAAAACTGACCTGCCAGTGGTGGCTACCCGATCTGCGAACGTAGTCAGTCTTGACTCGGCAGCTGTTTCGCCTGACTTGGCCCGAGCAGACTTCTTCGGTTTGGTTGGTCGATTGACTGGCCTAGATGTTCTACTCTTTTGTGCCATTACGAGCCACCTTCTCTTCTTCCGATAGTCAGTACCGAAACTTCGTCGTCTGTCTTGTACTCTTCGTATGGATCGTTGCCCCAGGTACCGTGCAAGTTGCCAGCTTCGGTTACGTCCAAGCCCGAGCGCCACGCCACGCACATTCCATTTCTGTAAAAGTCACACTTCCAAGTGCATTCGAATCTCGGGTTGGGATAAATAACCAAGCGAGGATCACGACGGTCATTGGTAAGTTGTTCTTCAACATCAAGGATACTGGTAGCTTCAGCGATGAGTTCAATGCCGGTCTGCTCAATCTCAGCCGGAGACAAATCGATAAGCTCGGTGTCGTAGTATGGCCCCTTGCTGCGAGGGTTGGTTACTGGATTCATCTTCCTGAGTGCTACCCAAGCTGATCCTGCCACCTCATCAGACCACTCAGGGTGTGCCGTAGCCACAGCCCAGGCATATCTACGAAACTGCGTATAAGTGTGGACGGCTACAGCATCACGGAGATCCTTGGCAGTTTTGAAGTCCCGGATACGGATGCCTTCGCTGTTCTCACTCAGGAGGTCGAGCCGACACACGAAAGTGAACTCCCGACCACGGTTGTCAGTGAGTGGGACGTAGTAGGCGAGTTCGGAATCGATGACATCGAAGTCGTCATTCTCAGCTGCCCACATCACGTAGTCTTCGAGCATTTCGATTCCCAAGGTGGCGTAGCTTTTGATCTGGGTGAGATCATCGAAGTCGAGGTCTTCTCCACCAATGGTGACGATGAGTGCTTGGCGCTCAACCAGCCACTGTTCACTAATCATCCAGAAAAGGTGGGCAGGGTTGGAAACGTGTCCAAGATACCACTCACTGAGGCAATAGTGAACGAAGGTGCCTAGCCAGAAGTTGGCGTTGGTTGAGTCACTAGTGAAGCCCAAGAAGTAGGACAAGTACCACTTGAGTCGGCACTCACGCCAGACCTCACTCTCCGAGTTGCGCAAGTAACGAATGGGGTTCGTAGCCAAAATGTCACAGCCTTTCAAGATGACCACCGACAGGGTGGGCCGGGCATTATGGCGCGCGAAAATTATTCTTGCGGGTTAAACCAGGAAAAAGTTTCACGTACTTTTCAGGCAACGAGAAGGGAGCCGATCCGTAGACCGACTCCCTCTTCCAGCCTCGCCGCTGAACTACTTCTTGGCTGTCGCTGGCTTGCGCGTCCGAGAAGCAGGTTTCCTGCCTGCGGGCTTCTTCGGTGCCGTCTTCGACTTCGAAGTGCCAGTCTTCCGAACTGACTTCTTGGCAGGCTTGCCTGCCTTCGCTGCCGTTGCCTCAGCGCGCTCGTCGCGAGCCATCTGCCGGTAGGTCTTGAACGCTTCCAACATCGCGGTCGATGAGTTGAAGCCTTCATCCAGGACATTGCGCTTGGTGACCTTCGTGCCCTTCGACGTATCGAAGTCGATGATCGCGTAGTCCTTGTCACCTCGCTTGACTGCGACGTAGTGCGAACCTTCTCCACCACGTTCGGGATATCGACTTACTGCGATCCATACGAACTCAGCTCGCAGATTGTCGAGATGTGGCTCCCAGAACAGAACGTGGGCACGATGGCTCTCGCTCATGCTCTTCAATGATTTGCGGGACCCCTTGGGGACCCTGTTCTCCGTTGCCTTGGCCACAATTGGCCTCCTTCCTAGATCGGGAAGACGATCTGATGATCGTCGGTCCCATTGCGTGTTGAAGAGTCTACTGGACGAGACTCCGATAAGCTACTAAGCTTTCGGACTCGTCGTCCTCGCCAGTGAGTGATCCACTCTTCTGCGATCACTCGTTCGTAAGAATGAAATTCAAAACCACGGTGAGATACCCGTTCTGAGTAGAAACGAATTGCTACTCCGTATTTCGGTGACAGGGCTTGGCCGATGATCTTGTAGACCACGCATTTATCTCGAACCCCAAACGGCATCGTGTACTTGATCTTGTCACCGTCTTCGATGGACTCTATTCCCACCCAGGATTTGCGTCGTGCCATTATTCGGCCTCCCTCAACGCCCACCACCGATTGGTGAAGAGCGTATCCAATTCGGCTTCAACCTTGACTACTTCCGTGGACCAATCGCCACCTCTTGCGATGAGGGCTTTCTCGGCAGTTGCTTGGCGCTTCCAAACTCCGGCTGAGGTGACTTGCTTCGCCAGACCCAACTTGTCCTGAAGGAGCCAATTGGTGCCGTACTCAGGATGGCTCACCTTGACTACCCATGCCTCTTCAATCAAGCCGTGACGTTGCTGCCTACGATCAGTTCCTGCCTCTGTGCGGTCTGCCACCTTACGTGACTCAAATGCCCCTATTATGGCCCCTACGTCCTCGTAGCAGCGCATCAGTCGGACCATCGACTCAGTATCGAAGTGGAACTCGATGACATCCAGCATGGCCTGAGTGTAAGACCCTCCGTGGCCCTTGCCGTCGTAATCGTTACGCTTGGCATCGAGGTGGTGAGCAAACTCGTGCAGAACGGTTTTGACTTCCGGCTTTGAGTTTCTGACTTCGATGAGGTTGTAGCGACTCCGGTACCAACCGGACCAATTTTGAAGTCTCCGATTCTGTTCTATTCTGACCAGGACAACTTCGAAGTGGAGCGCAAGGTGGTCGAGAATCTTCTTGGCGTGGTTGAGGTCATCGACCACACCGTGGTCGCCCCAATTACGAATCCAACGCGACTCTGCGTTGTAGACCTTTTGACGGTAGGTGTCCTTGCGACTCATGCTGAGTATTCCTCAACCCAAGACTCGTACAACTCTTCGGCGATCGGTCCCACAACCCCAATGTCGGTGGTCATGGCTCGGGCCATCAATGCTCCAGCAAGTAAGGCTACGTTCTCTTCGTCGGAATCAAGGCCTCCAACAACTACCCGAAGGTCTTGAATGGCTTGCTCGTCTCCGCTTCCTACGGAGTGAAGATACTGGCTTGTGCTAAAAGCCTCGGTGAGTGCTTCGTTGACGGTCATGTTATGCTCCTAGCAAAGTGATGATGGCACCCAGATACCGAAGAATTTCGATTCCGAGTGAGAGTGCGATTTTCCTCATGGGCATAAGTATACTGGACAAGTCCGGATAAGATAGTCCTAATCACGTTTTTCTTCAAGAAATTCATACGCCTTCGGATCACGCAAAAGAGCGCGTAGCGGTCGTACCTTTCCTGCCTCACGGTCGATGGCCACTTCGTCGATGGTGCCCTTGGCGTAGAGGGTGACACAACGCACTTGGCGAGTCTGCGGTGGCCGGTCACAGCGGTCTGCTGCCTGAGCTACGTCCTTGACGGTGGTCCAGTCAAGAAAGAAGACATCACTCGCTGCCACCAATTCGTTGACACCTTCGCTAATTGTGCCGTAAACGCAGACGGCTACGAACGGACCCTGCTT